GGTCTGCGTTTTGTCTGCCATGCTTTCGTTTCCTCATCAATGATGCGTTGTGTTTGTTCGCAGTACTCGATCACACTAGAAATAGGCAGATCGTCAATCTCGCTAGGAGACATACGCCAAAACCTAGCGAGATTAAACACAACATTTCTTAACTGCTGTGGGTCGTCGACTCGTCCGAGGGCTCGAAAAAACCAGTTAGAACAGAGATCACTTTCGTGATTTCGGGAGATTCCAACTGGTCAATCGTCGATGGCGGGAGCCCAGTGCACTTTCTGGCTAGATCAAACATGGCGTCCATGTTGATGTTTTCGCCATTGGCAATGAAACCATAGGCTTTATAGTCAGAGAAGCGAGGCTCAACGATAGAAAGCTCCGTAATCTCGTTGTCACCTTGGTAGATGGCATACGGGAGAGGGAGCGTTACGACGCGTCGTTCTTTCATCATGTCGACACCTCTTAGGACTTCACGGCCTTGTTACCAACGAACTTCAAGGTGACAGTGCCACCAGTCGCGCTGAAGGTCAAACCGTCAGCCACGAAAGCACCAGAGAGCGTATAAACCATGCCGTTGGCTAATTCAGCCGTGATGGTCATGTCATCCCCTGTTTCAAGCTTGTCAAACGGGAAATCCTTCGGCACAAGGAACTCACCACTGATGTACTGCTCAGTGTTGGCTTCTTGATAGTACGTTGTGCCATTACTAGACATGATGGCCGTCTTGACGGTTTCGGACATCTGGACTTCAAGCCCAGTGTCGCTCTTAAGCTCCAACTGCGTGCCGTCAACCGTCACATAGCAGATACCTGCAATACGTTTTGCCATGTTCTTAGACTCCTATTAGTACTGCAAACGGAATTGAACCAACGTGGCAAAGACACGCAACTGATTGACCAAGTCGGGTGGCAATAGCACGTTGATGCGATTGGGATCCTTAGCACTGCGTTCAACGATGAGCGCCTTCTTAAAGGCGTCAAGGTTTTCAACGATGCCTTCGGCTTCAAGTTTGGCGTATTCAGCAAGAATTTCGCCTTTGATGATGCTCGGCGTAACAATCGCCTGCCCTGCGCCAAACTTCGTACCGTCATTAGCCAACTTGTAGCGAGCAAACTTGGAAGTAATCACGCTCTTCAAGCGACGGATGATGTATGCCAAAGTGTGGAGGGTTTCGCTGTCGAGGTACGATGTATCGGCAACACCAAAGGAGTTAACCTGATAAGTCGTAATGGCGCGCTCGATCATGACGGCTGTATTGCTACAAGCATTGGTCGCGATACCCTTAGAGAGCAACGTCTGCTTTTGGTTAAGGATGAATCGTTCGCCAGGCTTCGGCGAGAAGATCCCTGCCAATTCCAAGGTCTGTGTCGGACGTGCGGGATCGTTCTGGATGGCCTGATGCGTCTTAGCCACATAAGCACCGAGAACTTCCACTGGATGATTTGGCATGCCAGGTTCAACGGCCATCACAGTCAAGTGCTGATCGTTAAGCCCTTGACCAAAGGAGATAAGATCCTGAACGGCACCACGCTTCGCGCTGTATACGTGACCATAGATCTGGCGCATCGGCGACCAACGACCAGTCGAGTCGTTCATCTCCAACTTGAACTCATTCAAGAGGGAAAGATCCGCATAAGGGAAAGCAATGAAGTCGTACTGTTCATCGCCGAGAGCCGTCTTCACCACAGCAAAGTCGATCGTGCCTGCGCCACCTGCAACTTTGGAGACCTCGACCATCAAGCCTTCAGGCAACACTTCACCAGACGCAACGCCATTGAAGTTGAGCGAGAGCTTGATATCGTTACCGAGTAAACCGGCGTTCTTGGCGTTAACCGTCACCACGGACTGGTCTTTGCCTTCGGTGGCTTTAGCCACCACAGGGAGATCTTGATTAGCGTTGATTGCGGCAGCCAAAGCTTCAGATGCTTCCTTAGCAGTCATGCCCTGAGCAACTGCCACAGCCACGCGAGTTGCGCCAATGTACGCAAAGACAGTACCCGCAGACCCTGCCGTGCCAGTGAAGGTAAACGTGCCAGATGCCTTAGAGCCACCCTTCGGATCAGCCAACGGAAGCGCCCAAACCTGACCAACTGCATTGTTGTTGTAGTAGGCAGTGAGCATCGTTGCGATCATCGAGCCACGACCAAAGTATTCTTTGCCTTGGCTGTCACTAGAGACCAACACGGGCTTGCCTGCCTCTGCAGTGCCTTCGGTCATCTGGCCAATAACGAGCGCCACCAGATCGTTGGCGCCAGTGTTCGCCTGAGTGTTGTCCACTTCGGCGTAAAACAGAGGAACTTTAATGTTCTCTGGAATCGTGTTATAAGAAATAGCCACTTTTAGCTTCCTTTAGAGTTGTTAAAGTGAAAAGAAACGGGCACACCATCGACCCAATCAGCCGGGGCTGGATCGATTTGAGAGTCAATACCTTCCAACTCTGGCAATTGCTCCAACACTTCACCGTGTGCGGTTTCCTCGTCCACGATGTCGTAGGGCACGTTAAACTCCCACTGGATAACCAGTCGGGCGTTGTTCGCATCAAAGATCACCTCTTGATCAAAAGTGATCTCATCTGTTTCTGGTAGACATGCCCCAAGCAGGGCTTTGAACACCTCTGCTCGGATGTCTTGTGAAAATTCAAAAGCGTCATACCCTCGGCTGTCGCCTTTCAGGGAGAGAAAAAGCAACACACCAAACTGTGCTTCTACGGTTTGCCGGTATGACTGAGCGGATGCCATGCTGAAGTACTCAGCCGTTTCCCCTAAAGGAACGACAAAGGCATATGGCATCGTTAACTTGGTGGTGGACTCCAACATGGCGTATTGCGCAACTCCACCAACCCTGCCTTTTAAGCTCGGGCATCGTTGTCGCAACCTTTCGATGACAGGTCTTAACTTCATCCCAAAATCACTCCTGGTTTAATGGCCTCAGTCACGAGCTTGTTCATCACTGCACCATAGCGAGTGCGTTCATAGGTATCCGCAGCCGCAGTGATCCAGTTGGCTCGAGGCGCTGCAACCTTGTCACCGACGCGCTTCTTACCGTGCTGCCGTCGGTCTTTTTTCCCTCCTGCCACGCGATCCGCATATGGCGCACGGTGCCCATAAAACACGTAGTAGGGATAGTCAGCCTCCTCAGTAGGAAAGCTCTTCACCAAAACAGAAAAGCCCGAGCGTGAAACTCGAGCTTTAATGGTTTTGCGTAGCTGACCAGAGTGAAGCCCAGGAAACTCACCAGGCTTCGAGACGACACCTCGACGACTGACGTTCTTACGAGCGATCTTGGTGACCTCTCGACCGACATTCCTAAACCCCTTCTTAATAACCTTGTTATCAAGCTGAGGAAAGTTAATCGGCTTGTCTAAGGTGAACTCAATTGCCATCTTCAGTTACCGCCTGCCATTGCTCACACTCAATGAGCGTGAAGCGATGGACGTTGTTGACATCGGTGATGCGCTTGGCACGATAAGTGAAGCCATCGATGTCTATTTCTGTGAGTTGCTGTAAGTCCAGTGGACTGGAGAAGCCCTTGACGTAGCGCACATAGACGCGATGCGTGACGGCGCTCTCGGTATTAATGGAGTCCAAGTACTGAGACCCGCCAATGACCTCGACCTTCGCCCAAACAACAGCGATCAAATGACGCTTATTATTGGTCTCCCAATCCCCATTAGGGACGGACTCAACGCGATAGAGCGTCGCTCGTTCATTAAGCTCACCAACGGTCGGTAGAATCATCGAGTGGCTCCCAATGTCTAAATGGATCGAGCAGCCCGCCTAAGTGCGCGTAGGTCTTCAGTTCCTGAGTCCCTGCACTCTCACGGTTCTCATACGAGGTATTAACGTGTGCCAGGATCCACAGTTTGATGCCCCAAGGCACACCTTCAACCGTTTCAGCCAACCCACCTTCACCCAACACCTTTCGCTCAAGCATGTGCTCACACTGGTCGCTGTACGCTTCGCACAGCCCCATAATGAGAGCGTCATCAAGATTGTGCTCGACCCTTAGATGTGCCTTTGCTTCGGCGAGAGTTACTAGGCTTGTCATCCTTTACCTCTTTCGTGACCAAAATGGTTTCTTTGTAAGGCACGGCGTAACCTGCTTTGATCAAGTTGTTGGCATAGACATCGGCGATATCCACAATGTCGCCTTCCTTAAAAGTGCCCACTAGAGACATGAGCCCGCGTTTAACTTCGATTTTCATAGGTACACCCCTGAAGAAAAGCCCCACCATCAGGCAGGGCTTCTCTTGGTTAGTCGGCTAATTAAGCCGTCGGGAGGATCAAATCACCACCACAAGCCATAGCAGGATTTTCAGCTGCAAAGCCAAGGCGACGAGTTGCCACGACAGTGATCAAGCCACGCACGGCGTTGTCACGGTCTTCCTTGAAGAGTTCAATCGTGAGTTCTTCTCGGTTGTAGATCGTGCCGTACTGGACGGTATCCATGGCAAGGAACTTACCTTCGGGAATAGCCTGAGACTGAATCACAGGGATACCACGCAAGTAGGAGATGCCAGAATCCTTAGCCGTGTCGACCAAGTACTGACCAGTCGAATCCTTCAAGATGCTCAACTTGAACCAATCCATCGGATTGACCAAGTAGCAGTTGACGTAGCCCCCAGCTACGGAAACCTTCGTAGAGGCATAGAAGAGCAAGTCGGTCAGGTTAGCAGTGGCAGTACCAAAAGAGGCCTGTTTGGCACCGTGAGGCACATAGTTGCCGTCGTGCAACAAGCCCGCTAAGTGGAGATCGGAACCATCACCCTTCACCAACTCATCTTCCACGGCGCGATTGACGCCATAGGCCATACGCTTATTCAAGAAGGCAGAGAAGGCAGGAAGGTCAGCAATCAACTGACGAGACACTCGAGCAGAGTGCGTGACGTCATAGATGTTGCCCTGCTTCGAGGAGAGCTTCACGGACGATTCAGGATACTCAGCACCTTCCTTCGTAATCGCTGCCTTCAAAGAAGCAGGCTCTTCACGCTGATACACAAAGGAGTTGGTTGAGATCGGGATATTCGTGAAGAGGGGTTCAATCGTCAACGGGCGGGTGGCCTGCTCAACGATACCAGGCTTGTAGTACGGAACGATCACGCCAGGAGCCGCCGTACCTGTCAACATCGGATCACCACGCGTTTCAAGCGTGATTTCGGTGCGAGCATTCGTATCCAAGAACTTCGTATAGGCTTCGCTCTTCGTGAAGCGTTCACCTAAAGAAAGAGCGCTATCCTTACCAGAGTTGGCAGGCTTGACGCTCTTCTGTTCAAGATCGGCGATCTGCTTGGCTAACTGTTCTTGCTTTTCCATAAGCGATTTCACGTCAGCAGAAGATGCCGTGTTGTCCAGTTGCTTGGAGACCTTCTCCAGCTGGGCAGTTAAATTTTCAATTTCGGACATTACATTATTCCTTCGTTAAATTGTTGAGGCGTGCCACAAGGTCGGCAGCCTTTTCAAGTTGAGACGCTGTAACATCCCCAGAATCCCTCTGAGCACTTATTACGTCCTTTGCCTTCGCCCATAGCGCTTGAGCTAGGCTCTTGGACAGTCCTAAATCCCTCAAGACGTGTTCCAAATCTCGTTCTGTTTTGACTTCCTTAAGCTGATCTTTGATCTCTTCACAGCGCACTTCGGCGATGCGTGCGGAGTTATCAGCTGGGAAAGTCACCACTGAAATCTCATGAAGTCGAGCAACCTTGGTGATGTCTCGACCTTGATCATCCTTGTACTCGTAGCCATCACGACTCAAAAAAAAGCCAATCGAGAGACCGTCTACAACGCCCTCTTGAATGGCCTTCAAGATGTTTTCACTGTTCGGGTTTGCGGTGCCAATCTCACCGACGACCTTCAAACCCTTCTCGTCTTCCTCGACGCTTAACCACTTCCCAATCGGGATGTCTTGCGTTTCATGGTTAAAGAACATCTTCGGGGTGCCGTACTTCTTCAAAGCTTCGGCAAAAGCCCCTTGATGGATGGTGTCGCCATAAGAATCCACGCCACCAAACACAGATGCGTAGCCAGTAATAGTTCGGCCTTCAACACTTACGTTTTCAAGATTTACGGCCTTAATTTCCATTGCCATAGTTGCCTCACTGTTTAATCGTGGATCCGTCGTTAGAACCCTGAGTGTTCGACCCTTCACCGATCTGGCTGACCTTGTCGATCGCCACCAAGTTGCTTTGGACGGTGAGTACATCTCCACCTGGCATCGGTGGGAGGTTTTCAAGCTGCCGCACTTCGTTACGCGTCATGATTCCGTTCTGGACTAGCGTTGCTTCGTGCTGAGAGCGTGTCTGTGGGTCTGCTCTTAAGAGAGCGTCATAGTTAAATTCAATGGTTAGGTCTTCTTCTGCCTTAACCAACTTCAGCGCAAAGGCTTCTTCAAAGCGCTTGCACATAGGAGCGAGAGAGAGACTGTGGAAGCCTCGTTTGATTTCCGTGATGCCACTTCCCCAAGTGGTCGCGCCACTGCTCCCAATCATCACTGGCGGTACTCCAAACCAACGGCAGATCTCTTCAACCGAGAACTGACGAGACTGGAGCAACTGCGCGTCCTGAGGAGTGAGAGACATCGGTGTGTACTTCAAGCCACGGTCGGCAATCACGAGAGAGCCACCCGACTCGACCATGCTCTTGAATCGCTTCACCACCTCCTTGGTCTGGTCGGCACTCAAAACCATGTCGGTTTGGAGCACTGCAGAAGGCTTCGATCGAGCCCCAAAGAGGCGTGTCGCATTCATCTGCGCATTGACCGATTCCGATAGAGAGGCACGCATGTAGTCGAGCTTGGAGAGCCCAACGATGCCGTTTCCTGCCCCCTTCCAGTGGATGATGTCCTTGGCTTGGTAGTAGGTGTCTGTGCCGTCCTTATGGAACTTGTAGATAAGCTCACCATCAACCATCGAGACCGTCACCTGCTCCGCAGGGAGCGGTTCAAGCGCGATAGGCTTACCGTTCTTGTTCCAGTGGATCAACACGTAGGCGTTGCCCCGCAGGACGTAGTTAATGACTAGCGTCGCCTTGAAGTCAGAAGGAGTCATCCACGCATTAGGACGCTTGTGCAGAAGCGCCCAAAGTGGGTGCTTTCGCTCTTCCTCTCGGCGCCCATCCGCCTTGTCGCGGTATACGAAAATCGGGAGACTAGCTATCGTGTTGGCATAGAGCTCCACACAAGCAAAGACCGCAGCGATTTGAAGGCCACGGTCTGTCCCAACGTTTTCGAGGTGGTCAAAGATGACTTGCTGAGGTGCTGTGATCTGCTGACCTTTTCCAGTCGAGAGACCACTTCCCCAAGAAGTAATCCAATTTGTGAATTTAGAGAACATAGTTACCACTCAAATCCAGAGAAGGGGTCGTCTTCTCCGTCAAAGTCCATAGTCACCACAGGGTTTTCGAGAGCCACACCCAGTGCCATAATGGTCGCCACAACGCCGTCAATCTTGTTGGCATTGACTTCCTTACGAGGAAAGATGTTGTCTTTGGCGTCGACCTTCGCCACCACGTTGCTCATCATCCAAGTGAGAATTGGGTCACCGTTGTGGGTGATCTGCTTGCCCTGGATGAGGGCTTCAAGCGTCTTCATCGGCTGAGAAAGCTTCATCACACTGTTCCTAAACTCCACCATTGGCGCGCCATCGTTAGCCAGACGCGTCGCCAACTGAGTGGCGTTCCAAGGGTCATACGCGACCGCTCGAACATCAAAGGTGGAGAGATCCTCTCTGAGGTCAGCTTCAATCTGCTCAAAGTCGGTGACTGCGCCTTGGGTCTCAGTGATCAACCCTTCGGCTGCCCACCCTGAATACTGGGCGTTAGTGCCGTTATGAATAGCAACTTCAGGGAGGTAGTACTTCCCAAAGACTGCGTAGTTCCCGCCGTCCATAGGAAAGACCAATACCTTCGCTGTGATGTCGTTCTTTGCTGCAAGGTCAAGACCAATGAAGCAGGGCGCCCCAATGAAGTCATCGAGCGACAGCTCAGGGACGGCACAAGCGTTCCACTTGGCCATGTCCATCCATGCGCTTGCGGCTGCACACCAGACGTCCAGATGCTTTGTCTTGAAGTTGTTAATAGAAGAGGGCAGAGCCTTCGCCTTCTGCAAGAGCGAGGTGATCATCTCAGGTCTCACAGAAACGCCCCAGTTGGGGTTAGCCTTGATCAAGGACTTCTCATCGTCCCAAGGATCCTCATCATCAATGCCGTAGATCACGGCAAACTGAGTTGGGTCGTTGACCTTACCCTCAAGCACCTTTCGCGCCATTGTTCGTACTTCGTAGCAAATGCCAGAAGTATTGAAACCCGCTGTGGTGATACACCAGAGGAGCGATGAACGACGCTTCCCAAGGGACGTTTCCACCACGTCATAAACGTCTCGTGTCTTATGGGCGTGAAGCTCGTCGATGATGGCTAGATGCGTATTCAAGCCGTCCAATGTCGAGCCTTCAGCACTCTTCGCTTGGAAGGTGCTATTGGTGTCCTTGACATATAAGGAATGTGCCAGTACTTCCAAACCAAATTTCTTTCGTAAAGCAGCGCACTTCTGCGCCATCACTTTGGCGTCACCAAACACAATGCCTGCCTGATCTCGGGTCGTAGCAAAGGAATAAACCTCTGCCCCCGGCTCTCGATCAGCTAAAAGGCAATAAAGGGCGACGCCACTAGACAGACAACTTTTTCCATTCCCACGCGGCACTTCGATGTACACGCGACGAAAACGGCGACCATCATCTACCCTGCGCTTCCACCCAAAAACCGTTGTCAGAATGAACACTTGCCACGGTTCAAGCTTGATCGGTTGCCCCGCCAACTCACCTTTGGTGTGAGGAAGTAGCTCGATGAATCGACAGATGCGATTTGCCTCATCCTCGTTGAAGTAATAGACAGAGTTCTTTTTGCCGTACTTAACCAAGTCCTTCTTCTGTCGACTGCACGCCAAACGCGCCTCTTTCTTGGCTGGAATTACCCCCTTAAGCACGTCGTCGATGTACTTATTGGCAATGGCCAAATAGTCTTTAGAAGTTGGAGAACTCATCTATTTCTTCTTCCTCAGGAACTTGCACCCTCACACGCGTGCGCGAAGCAGGCGTGAACCCAAGCTCCTTTTCGAGCATGACTAGTCGTTTCTCGATCTGATCGAGGACTGTAAATAAGGGGTTGATGTATTCCTTCTTCGCGCCAGTCGATGTTTCGGTGACGAGAATCAGATCGGTGGTGCTGGACTCCAACCGTTTTTGGTACTTGCGATAGAGCGCGTAATTTCTGCACCATCGCTCCAGAATCGGCGCGTCCGTAGGAGTTAAGAGACCTTTTGGAGTAAAGGCGACGGCGATTTGCCACGCGTCTCTCGCGTCTTTCGTCAGCCCACTTGGTGGTTCTGTCGCGATGAGCGTGGCGTCACTCGACAACATGTTTTTATGTCGAGCGCTGAGTGTTCGTGATGGCTGCAAAGTCCCACGAGCTGCTTTCTCAGCGTCACTTTTCCGTGGTCGTCCCATCAAAAACCTCCACAAAAAAGCGGGCTTCCCCCTTCGGAAAAACCCGCTCAGAATTTTGCATGCACAAAAAATTGGGTTAGGGCGCGGTCTAGAGCGCTATCGGCGCGACTTTTGACCCGCCCCTCCCATTTTCTGTATTACAAATATGCTTTATTAAATCTGTGACTGTATGGCTCTTAATAGAACCTCACGAACCAATGCGCCAGTGATCGGTAGTGTGTTCTCTTTGGCATAATCCTTCACTCGCGTCCACACAGTCTTGGACTGCAGCGCATCGAGCAAGTCAAAGCCAGATGTGGATAACCTTGGACGACCAGCGCCATAGCTCCAGTTCCCAAGGTTCGAGCAATCAACCGTGATGCCGCGAATAGCGTCATCATCGATAAGGAGCTCAAGATGACCATAGTAGTCAAAACTAATTTTCTCTAGTTTCTCACGCTCCGCTTCAGTGCTAGCGCGATCCACCTCAGCGTCTTTGTCATCGAGGAACTCAAGTAAACGGTCTTCCTCTGTCGCCTTCAATAGGTCTCGGATAATATTCCAATCTCGTTTCATAGTTCGCTGTTCCCAAAGCCACCATCTTCTCTGGCGGTCTTTTTACTATGGCATGCATGGCATAAAGGTTGCCAGTTGCTTTGATCCCAGAAGAGAGCCATATCGCCTTTGTGTGGTTTGATATGGTCTACGTCGGTCGCTGGTTTAATGATACCTCTCTTCTCGCACTCAATGCAGAAGGGATGTTGCCTTAAGAAGGCTTGTCGGGCTTGACGCCATCGGTGCCCATAGCCACGTTGAGCTGAAGTACCTGTAGACCAAGTTCTTTGCTTTTCGCGTTGAGCTTGGTAGGCTTTCTTGTTTTCTGCTGCCTTCTTCTTGTGGAGCGGGCAATAGTTCTCACCCTGAGGGATGAGCTGACCACACCCCGGATATCCGCATAACTTCATTAACGGCATGTAAAGACCAATAGAAAAAGCCCCGCAAGTATTTCTACCTGCAGGGCTCAAAGGAGAGTTCTGGAGATCACCCAGACATACAACCACTAGTACCAATCTCGTTTTTCATCGGCTCGACCTTAACGAGCATCCTGTTTTCTTCAGGCATGCCAAAAGCGCCCCCGGCGCTCGTTAGTCATAAGGTCTGCTCTTATGAGAGTCAACAATTGATAACTGAAGTATACCATATCTACAAATTGTCGTTAATAGGTAGGGGGCGATTCTGAATCAAGAATATACCCCAGTCTTTGCCGTGCCTTCTCCATGAGTTCCCTGCCCTTTTTAGTTGACACTCGAACCCGTCGGCATGCGCTTGGAAAGCTCACCCACGGCTTAAGGTACATAGTGCGCAAGAGATCGCGTCCTTGTCGGTCGTCAACGCGTATAGAAGGCAGTTGGCAAAAGGCTTTGTCTACCCTTATGGCATCTGCTTCATCTGGAGGTGGTGAAGAGCAGGAGATGGGTTTCTCGACCTGCTCCTCATCGTTTTCTCCTTTGGAGTAGAGCTTCAATCGGTTGATGATGACGAGCGTACTAGAGACGTTTCTATGGTTAGACCCTTCTCGTGCCCATCGCCCCCAGTTTTGCAATAACCGCTCCAGTTCGTCCATCCGTCGCCCCTTAGTTCTTCAAAAAGCTCTCTTCCCCATCACGACCATAACCGTTGTAGTAGTCGGGCCCTGCGGCATGCACCCAAGCCTGAACGTCATTGACCGACACCGAACAGCTATATTCTGGCAAGTACACCCTCAAGCCGTAGCGATACCCATACGCACGGATGTCGAACATGAAGCGTCCATTTGTCGTGCGTTTAGCGTGGCGTGTTCGGTCAGCGTCCTTCTCATAGCGAAAAGACGCACGGCTATAGAGGTGGAATAGGCATCGACTACCTTCACGAGGGTAGTTCTCACCAAACTCATTGCGCATGCGTAGCCACACTTCTGGCGAATTAACTTCCTTTTGCATCTTGATCTCCTCCAAGCATTATTTTCTCCAGTTTTTCTTTCTTTTCGATTAGCCTTACTGCCTTTAAGCAAAGGTCTCTAACGCTGCTAAAAAGGTGTATGGTCAGAGCGGTTGCCGTTGCTAATGGGGCGTTGCCTACTTTATTTAAGCCATCGCGAGCAGAAGATAGCAAGCTGACTAAAGCGGTTGTCTTAAAAGATGTTGCTGCCTCCTTGAGTTGCTCGACAGAGTAACTTACACTGCCTACTGAATATTGTTTACTCCATTCCTCCAATCTGAAAAAGGCTAGAAACATTCCATCTAGTGTGCTAGAGGTGCGTCCCAGATCTGTAAATACTGTTGCCACTCGATTTAACTCTTGTATCCTGCACCTAATCATCCCCAAAGTCCTGGCAGTCTTAGCCCTTACTTTGCTAAGTTTCTTTTCTCTCTTTTCAATCTTGGTCATAAAGCCTCCTAATCTCTTAGCTTCAGCATTCTTAATAATTCCGCCCTTTGGCTGGTAGCCGATAGCAGTGACGGTATCGCATGCGTAGCCACACTTCTGGCAAATTAATTTCACTTTCCATCCTGATTTCCTCCAAACATTAATGCTTCAAGCTCACGAGCCGTATAGATCGTGACCTCAACGGACGGCTCAAGGGCATAGGCCTTGTACGCCGAAAACTTGTAGATAAGGGAATCGTCTCTATAGGCGACGCCATTCATGCCGTCCAGAATTGCCTTCACGAGGTTGTCCAGATCAGGCTTCTTGGTATGAGGCTTGGCCAGGGCTTCAAGTTGCTTTTTCTTGCTCCAAGACTTTGGCACTGGCATGCCAATTCTGATCTCAAGCTGAATTTGCTCATCGAACGGTTCCAAGTCGCCCATCGCTTTTCGGGCAGCATGCTTTACGCGTTGCTCGTAGACCACAGTTTTGATTGGGGTATAGGTGTGACCAGTGCGCGTGAAGCGTGGGCGTCCCTTTGGCACAACCTCTCCTTCAACCTCAAACTTAATCATTGTTTTCTCCTTTTAATCTTTCGGCGTGTAGGTTGCCACTTGTCGTAATTAGCCCTTTTGCCACAAAGCATGACGAGGCGAGTAAGCTCGACCATACCTGCCTCGTATCCTTTAAGGTACTCCTCCAAGTCTTCTCCCTTGAGCTTATTGATGTCGTCCGACTTCCAGTCGGTAATCACTGGCGTCTCACGAGCATCGGTGTAGCCCTGGATCCACATGTCTGAGTTTTTGTGTTCAGCCATGATGGAATAGTCACGTTCGCTCATCTCAAAAAGCATTGATACTCCTAGAGAATGTGATTGCAAGAGTCAGCACAATAAGGAGAAGCACAATGATTGCGATGTTGAGCCACTGGATGCATTCCCAAGCAGCCTTGTTCTGGGACTTCACGTCATCGACCAACTTCTGAAGTGTCGAAAGTTGGTAAGACATAGCCCGCAACACCTTTCGGTCTTCAGCGTCAAAGTCCACTGGATTGGCGATGTTTGTGTCAGTCATAGCTAAAAGCCCCTCTTTCAGTTGCTTCTTGAATCGCGGTTTCGTAGAGTTCATCAAGAAGGGGTTTCACCCTAGTTAAAAAATCAATAGCGAGTTGTTTTTCTTCAGCCGTCAAGACAAAGCCCAAGTCCGTCTTTTCTGCCTGCACCTCCCTCAGCGTTTCGGTCACGTCATAGATCCCCATTTCGGCATCCTCGTAACTAAAGAAGACGCCGTCATTGATCTCACCACTGAGGTGGAGTAGATGCCAACCGTTGTCGGTTTTGTCTTCTAAGAAGGCAAGCTTGTCCTTGTAGTCCTTCACAAAGTCCTCAAACCGATAAAAGACGCCCCAGGCATTGTCTTCTCGAGGATCGTATTCGTCATAGTCGTACACGCGATAACTCATAGTGGCTGGTCATCCATAGCACCACTGGTTGGTGGGAATTTCTGACGAATCAACCTGATGGCATCGACGGTTTTCTTAGAGACAGACTGGACGACCGATTCCTCCTTTTGGCGGTTGTTTTCGTACTCGACCAATTCTTCAAAAGCCTTGAATAGGCGATTAAGCGGGTTGGCCTTGACGTAGTCGGAGCCTTCCTCAGGCATCAACGTGGCGTCCACGAACATTGGGATATAGTTCGGGTTTGACTGGAGCTTAAGTTGCTCACTGTCGTTCAATCGTTGGGCATAGGCATTAAATTCATTGCATAAGAAGGATTGATCCAGTTCATCATGCGACTGTTCATAGATGTGCGCGATCTTGATGAGCGGAATCACTAAAGGGTTCTTCAGCTTTGCCGAGATGAGTTCACACTGCTTAGATGTTCGGTTGACATGGAACGAGCAATAAGCCTGCCCATTACGTATGATGCTAGGGCTGATACAACATCCCTCGATGCAACATGCTTTCCAAGGGTTGTCAAAAGGCTTCTGCGCTGGCGTTTCTTCGGTCATTGTTCTCTCCATCAAAAAATCTGTTCAATCGGCAAGTCTTTCAGGCTTTGCTTTTTGCGGTAGTCTTCCCAGTCAAACTGGACGCGATAAAAAAGGCTTTGTGTTCGGCTAGTGATTGCGCCACCGAGCATGTCTTTGTACTGTTCGCCAGTAAGGTTGGTAATGAGGACGGTTGGGTTACCAAGTCGAGCGCGGGCATCGAGGAGTTCGATGAGCAAGTTGCTCTCAAATTCGCTGCCTGCACCACGTCCGACCTCATCCAAGATCAATAGCGGGCATTCCGTGAGAAAGTTCATCAAGCGGAAGTGCGACAAATCTGCGCCGTTTTTAAACAAGCAAAAGAGCCAACGTGTTGTCCAGAAGTAGGGGATATAGCCCTGCTTGGCTACCTCGTTGGCGATAGCACTAGCGAGGTGTGTTTTACCTGCGCCGTAGATGCCATGGAAGATCAGCCCGATCTTGCTTCTATCCCGCCCTTCCTTTTTGCGCCTAGAGAAGTTAACGGCGAATCTCTTAGCGACATTGAAAGCGTGCTTCTGGTGGTCTGGGTTCTTAGTTGCCGTGAGTTTGTAGGTCTCGAATGTCTGATTGTTATCAGCCAAAGAGAACGGTTCGTCTCCCAAGAAAAAGACCAACTGTTTGTGTCGAAAGTGTTCTTCTGAGCGTAGTTTTTTGAGTTCTGTTTCTTTCTGGATTTTTTCCTGCTCACAGATCGGGCATGACGTTTCCTGCCCTTCCTCGACACACACTCGCACGTCGCCGTGGATATCGCAGTGATGCACCTTGTCGATGAGCTTAGGCATAACGACCTTAATTGGTTCTTGAGGCATATTGAGCCCCGATAACTTCAAGCTAGCCTTTTGTAGTCCCATAATTTCCTCCTAGGAATAGATGGCGTCCCACGAGTCCATCTCGGTGACGTCTGCGTTCTTGAGTGACTTTGTGGATTGATGTTTATTAGCCACCCATTCAGCCTTGAAGCCCTGCCAACCGTTTTCAAGTTGGCAAACCATGGCTTCTTCGGTCGTCATATTTGCTTTAGAAGCCTCTCGAACGATTGCATCAACCATGTGTTGGTTGAACACTCGACTTCGAGCCGTCTTCAACTTCATCCATTCTTCCCACACTGATTGCTTCACACCTTCTGGTTTCTGGATCGAAGGCTTGGAAGATCTGCGTCTTGGTTGGTCAATCTGAGAGTTAGGAACTACCGATTCATCAGAAGAATTGCTATTTATAGGTTCTTGACTGAGAGTTGATAGGTTATTTATAGATTTGGACTGGAATTTTCCAGTGACCCCACTGGAATTTTCCAGTGACCCCACTGGAATTTTCCCGCTACTCCCACTGGATTTTTCCAGTGACTGGAGTTTTCCAGTGGGTAGTGCGACCGTGTAGACGATCCCTCTGCCTGTTTTTCGCTCAACAGAAACCGCACCGATAGCCTCCAGATCAGCTAATGCCTTTCTGAATGTCTTGTCGGTGATCCCTGTTTTCTCAAAGATCTGGGCTTTTGACGGCCAACACTTTCCTTGGTCATTGGCACAATTTGCGAGGTAGACCAAGAGCAAGAGTCTGGATCCAGTCACAGCTCCTGCTTCAAAGTCCATCACCGCTTTCATATGTGCAAAACTCATGCGCCCACCTAGCGATCAAGCTCTTTAGTGTTAATAAGCAACCAGTTCAAATCTGGACGAAGATCCTCGGCGCGAACTGCGCCTTGTGTGACGCGTTCGATCCGGAGCGCCACCTTCACGCTACAAGAGCGATTGGAATAGATCATGTTGCGCAACCACATGTAGTCGATGCCAACCTTGTCGCAAATTCCTCGACGTTCTGCAGTGCTAAGAGACTTAAAGTACTCAATGGCTTTGGGAGTCATTTCAAACCTCTGAAGTTGAATTAGTGTTTTATTTTATTACACCGAATTATACACTAAATTTTAAAGATGGGGTATTGGTTTGTGCTTGCGTCATTTACACCTTTGTTGTAACCTCAGTTGTGATGGGAGCGTTTCACCAAAAGGACTTGTTATGACAGCCAAAGATGTATTACAAGAGCTTAGAGATATTCGGCGAGAGAACTTAAGTCGGTTCTCTGTATCAGCTGGGGGCAAATCTAAGCTGGCAGAGATATTGGGGAAATCGCCATCTCAGATCAATGACATGATTCAAGGGACAAAGTCCTTTGGAGATAAGATTGCTCGAGAGATAGAACAGCGATTAAATATGCTCCCTGGCACCCTAGATCGCCCAATAACTGAAGGCTTGGATACTGTTGATATATTTGATCCGACACGCAGGAGGATTCCAGTGTTAAATAACGTACAAGCAGGCGAGCTTCCAGAGATCGGCGATTGCCACTATGACGAGTGGATTGACATCGACATTGGGTGTTCGAAAGAGGCTTTTGGGCTGAGAATTGTCGGAGATTCTATGCTCCCAGAATTTAGAGAAGGCGATCTAGTCATTATTGACCCAGAAATTGCTCCAGTAGCAGGCGACTATGTCGTTGTTCGCTCATTAACAGGCAAGATTCCTCAAGCAGCATTCAAACGTTACTCTTTACGTGGGTATGACGATGAAGGTCGCGAAATCTTTGAGGCACAATCCCTTAACTCTGAGATTTATCCAAACTACGACAGTCAAGAGTACAGCCTAGAGGTTGTTGGCACAATGTACGAGCATCGTCGCCGTCGCCGTCCATAGCACCAAACTTTCATCTCACCATTTCTCAGGAGATCTAATCAGGTCTCCTTTTTTGTACCCATCAAAAAGTCAATACTCAAAACAACGTCATATCGGTGTCTTTTGATGTAAATCAAGTTACACCAAAATATACACCGATTTACCAAAACGACTATCCATTTATTTTTGATTTAAGTGTATTATGAACTTACACCAAACAATACACTGTTTTGGAGTTACGCTTAGCAATACGGACAATAAAAGCCAACGCTAAGCGCAGACCGCGAAGACCCACGTACGGCAATGTGGCGAGTGCGAGTGAGGCTCTACGACCTGAGGGAGCTAATCCTAGAAAGTCTTTATAAGACCGTGCTAAGGGTTGAATGGGTGCGATAACGGCACAAAAAGCCATTCAATAGTCTGATGTCTAGGGTGAAAGGGTCAACCGAAGCCCTGAGCATTTAGCTGAGGGCTTCCATGGATTCTTTCAATTGTGACCATCTTATTCAGCCATGCCATTCGGCGGGGCTTTGCTTTACATGCTCTTTACAAAGGAGCTGAATTATGGGTATACTAGCAGTGCCGTATGAAAAAGATACGGTCGGGATTGGCATCCTGCTTCTGACGGCTCACTTCTGGGTCGCTACTTTTGCGACTTTTTTTGTGAGTAAAAGGGATTACTAATAAAGTAACCCCTTGCTGTAAGTCTTCTATGGGTAAGGCTTACAGGGCATCTTTAGATGCGCCGTTTCCGTTAGAGCGGTATGCCAACCTGTAAGCCCCCCACCATTAATTGGCATTTTTGGTGGCTGGTGTTTTTGATTTATCTAACGGAGGCTTATATGCCTAATCTATTCCTAAACTTTTCTTTTAGTGGTCTATCTATCCGAGTAGCTGGAACGCCTGAAAAACCACTATTTGTTGCCGTTGACATAGCGCGTGCCCTTGGCTATTCTCAGCCAGCCAAATCAGTCCTAGACTTAGTTTTCCCTGAAGATCTTTGTAAAGTTCTTATTTCCACCCAAGGTGGAAAGCAGAAAATGAACTGCGTCAACGAATCAGGCTTATACGCCCTCATCTTCGGCTCTAAGCTCGAAAAGGCGAAAGAGTTCAAACGCTGGGTCACCTCTGAAGTACTCCCATCGATCCGCAAGACAGGAAGCTACACAATGCCTTCTGACACCATCGACGTCACGCAACAGTACTTAGTACGTACCGCCGTCAGTCGACTAGCTAAGAACAGTTCTTTAGCTTATCAGCGTGTCTACCACGAGCTATACGAGCGGTTTAAAGTACCGCGCTACCAAGAACTCAAGAAAGCTGACTTCGTCAACGTGATGAAGTTCTTACAGGCGTCTGACTTGTTAGAGGGGATGGACGAACCAGTAACGCCACCGCCTCAAAATGGTGGGGCGGTTTTGAGCAAAGAAGAAATGAAGCTTATCCAAACCGCGGTTTATTTGAGAAGCTATCTCTTTAAGCCAATTGAGGACGCGTTCTATCACTTCTTAGTGTCCGCAAAGTCGCCACTAGCACCAAGAGCATGGGAGTGCTTCCATGACCTCAATTTCCAGTTGCTAGAGCCTGTTTTGGACAAGCACGGCTACTCTGTAAAAGAGTTGCCTCAATACAAGCACTTAGTGCTTAACCGTTAATTTTCATGAAGCCCTGCCTAGTGCGGGGCTTTTTATTGGAGGAAACATGAATAGTGAAAGACAAGCTCGAAGCGCGTTTCAGTAGCGCGCTTCCGGAATGGCTTTCATCGTTAACCCCTCTTGACAAAAATAAAGCTTGACAAACGGAAATGCTCACCTGAACATGGGAAATAATCTTTTCAACCATGCCGCTGGAGAACATCGTGAAGACCAACATGGAGTTAGATAAAGAAAGCATTCTTAGAATTCATATCCATACTCAAGACTGTCTAGAGCTCAACTCGTTTGCGGAAAGCATGACCGCTTTAGCAAACAGTTATGAAGATTTCATAACGAAGAATAAAATCTCGTACGCCGATTACTCTGAAAAAATTTATATTTCTGAAGTAAAAAAAGGAAGCGTAATAATTGATTTCATACTTGACTTTTGGAAATCTTTAGTCACATTTTCTGGAGATGCAATGGTTGTTCTTGGATTCATCGCGTTTTTGAATCAAATCGTTAAAAAAGTTCTAACTAAAGACGCTGTTGAAGACGTTAGTAGCGAAAATATAAGACATGTTTGCAAGCTTCTCGATCTCATTACGAAAAACGAAAATGCCGCAATCGAGGTTGGAAATATTGAAAAAGGCAAGTACACGAAGAGGGCGCTATATACGCGCAAAGAGGCGACAAAATTTCAAGAAAATGCCGCCGAAATACTGAAGGAGAGAGAAATGCCAGAAAGCGTAATTTATAAAAACAAGGCGCTTGTTTTTAGCAGAACCTCAGAAAGCACATTGGATTACGGGGTTATCGAGAGCATTTCCCACAAGCCTCGTAAAGTTTATTATAAGAATGATGCCTTGAAGCAAAGAATGGTTCTCTTGGAGCACCCATATAAACACGTCTACATTGTTGACGTCATAGTGGAAACAGTAGACGGTAAGCCGATGAGTTATTCAGTGGATAATCTCGTTGATATATTAGACAAAGAAGGCGTTAGATAA